CCCGCACTACTCAACAAAGACCCTGGTTACAAAGCGAGACTGCTTTCACTGCCATTGATCGAACGTCAAAGGTTGCTGTATGGCGATTGGCTGATACAAGCTGCCGCAGGCATGTACTTTAAACGTGAATGGCTGCCGATTAATCCACGCACACCGAATCAGGACAACATAGTCCAGATGGTTCGCTATTGGGATCGGGCTAGTTCGGAGAAAACAGATTCCAACGATCCCGCATTTACAGCCGGTGTAAAAATGCGTCTCGGTCCAGACAAGAGATTCTATCTTTTAAGTGTAATTCGCGGGCAGTGGTCACACGGTACGGTCGAGGAAATGATCAAGAACACCGCGGCGCAGGATGGAAAGGATTGCGAAGTTTGGATTGAACAAGATCCAGGTCAAGCCGGAGTAGTGGAAGCAAGGATGTATGTCAAACTTCTACCGGGATACATTGTGAAACTAAACCCCGCCCGTGGATCAAAAGAGAATCGTGCAAAACCCGCAAGCGCACAGGCCGAAGCCGGGAACATGGTTATAGTCCGTGGAGCATGGAACGATGACTATTTCACCGAGGTCGAAGGATTTCCAGACGCAAAGAAAAAAGACCAAGTCGACGCCACCAGTGGAGCGTTCGCCGTGCTCGCCGGAGAGGTTTCGGGTGACTATACAAAGCAAATGGGAGAAACTAAGTCCAAAACGATCGCACCGTCAAAATCAGGAGAACGTAAATGGTAGAATCTAGTTGGGCAAGACGCCTGTCGCGTGTCTTCGTGCCGAATGAAATACCGAATTTTCCCACTGCGTTCTGGAATGGGTAGGCCGGTTTTATCATCGATCCACCACGCGATGAACTTTGCCACCCACGAGTCTGCGTCTGGATTACATGTCGCACGAACATATGGACGTACGCCGCACGTGGAACGGTTTCGGCCTAGGAGGTAGAAGAATTGGGATTCTGAAAAATGCGTGAGTTCATCGAATCCCAAAAAAGATATTTCTGAACCCTGCCAGTCGTATTTATTTTTCTCATGCTCAAGGTGGGCAAACCGAATCCGCATCCCGGTTTTGAACGTATAGGTGTGAGTGATGCTTTGAGGCTTCGCACCCATTGGGGCGTAGAGGTTTCCGGCCGCGTCCCATAGACCTCCGGGATTGAGAATCTGAGGTGTAGTCCGCCGGAAGATCACTCCCGAGAATTGAGAATTGTAATAGTGCCGTAGTGGTTCCGCTAGAATGGACCATGATTTCCCACCTCCTGCAGACCCTCCGTAGATACAAATATCAGCGGAAGTTTCAAAGAAATCAGTCTGCGGTCCGGGTTGAGGAGTAATATCTATACGAGGCACACGCTATTTTTTGTCGCGTCCGTTGTCGGGTAGGTTCACGAATACTTGAGTTGGTTGAATCGCATTGCCGTCTGCGTCTGTTACAATCTGTTCCGTGCGGTCTTTGTACATCTTCGAATAACGATTCTTCATCTTAAATATGTGCGCACTTTGCCCGAAAGATGGAAGCTTTCCGTATGTACCAAGGTTCCCCATTCGCTCGTCCCAACGGAGCAAAAGAACCTCGCCTATCTTTTTGGCTTCGGAAAATTCTGGTTGATATGTGTCCATTTCTGGATTGCACCAATCGTAGAGACAATCCCAGTGGGTACGTATTACAGCACCAAAACTCGGGAAACTTTCCCCCCCGGCCATGTGCGCGATTAACATCTCACAATACTCGGGCTTGTATGCGGTTGGGCGACCTTTGTTTTTTCGAACGTCCGTTTTAAGGGGAACTCCCTTTTTACGTGGCATCGGTATCCCCCCCTTCTTTTATTATACAGTCCTTATTAATTTTTATCTCAAACCGTTCAATCTTTGAGAGGAGAGTTCCGCGTGGGACCTGGAGGGATTTTGCGGCGGCCGCGATATTGCCACCTGCGCTATTGAGCGCCTGCGTTATTAACTGTCGCTCCGTCGACACTAGGAACTCGCGTAGGTTTAGTGAAATTGCCTCGTATTTGTGTGGTAGCTTCCGGCGTGTGATAGTCATCGATAGTGTCTAATTTTCGACACTTTTAATTTTAATGCAACATTGTTTTACGGCGTGAATAGCCTGAGGGGTTTGAAGTCCCGGAAGGAACCAAGAGGCATAAGCCCGGTGTGTGGGATGGATTGCCCGGTTTCAACGATGTCCCGGAGGAGTTTCGCCCACGCAAAACCGATGTAGTCCACCTTCCGAAACCACACGATGTATCCGGAAATGGTATCGTGTTGCCAATGCCGGTAGAGAGCGTCCACCTGGTGCGGAGTTAGGTCGGATGGGCGTAGGGTATTATGACTGCCAAAGGTCTTGGTGTCGATGAGCGCGGCCTTCCCATGAAAGGACAATACCCAATCGAAATCACTCTTCACTCGAATGAGACGTTTTGGCCCAACCTGTCTGCATCCGTCTGGCATTCTCGTGACGGCGATACCGGCACCGTTGCATTTTGCGTCAAAGAAGTCTTCGAAGGAATTGCCAGCCGCTCGCGCGATCGCCCCACCTCGGATGCGTTTAAGTGTTGCCATTGCCATTTAGGAGTTCTGCTTTTTTGCCGGAGTACTTCTCCCACCTTGCAATGATCACATCGACGTAGTGCGGATCGAGTTCAGCCATGAAACATCGGCGGTTTGTTTTCTCGCATGCGATTAGGGTTGAGCCGGAACCGCCGAATAGATCGAGAACGCTATTGCCTGACTTAGTGCAATTTTCAATTGCCGTTTGTGCAAGTTCCACAGGTTTTTGGGTTGGATGAACGTACTCAATAGCCCGATCTTTACCAACGGACCACACACTACCAATACGTTCACCTGTAATAGGGGCACCTCGGTTGAAAACGAGCGCAACTTCGTAGTCTGTTGAGAACGTTTTTTTTAGATCCCCAATACCCCCGCCACCCTTATCCCAAATAATTAAGTTAGTGAGTTCTCCGATTGGCGCAGTGATTTCAATCCACTCTTTAATAACTTTCCACGTCGTCCAAACAAACACCCATCCGTGACTAACAATTGGAATACAGTTCACCCACTCAGTCAAAAACGTATCGTCATTTTTTAATTGGTTAAATTTTTCCGAGTCAATCCGCCAGGCGGATTGAAAGTTTATCCCATACGGCGGATCTGTAAATACCATGTCGGCCTTTTCACCGTTCATGAGCTTCTCGACCGCATCGATGCTGGTGGAGTCTCCGCACATGAGACGGTGATTCCCTAGCTTATATATATCACCAAGCTTCGCGGTTGGTTCGACGTGTTCCGGAACGTCATCTTCATCGCATCCGGGCTCGAGCTTTTCTGGATCAACGGGATGGAAGTCTTTCAAGCCTAGGAGGTCTAAATCGAAATTTGGATCGAGGTTTAGGATGTCGGTATTGATACCAGCCATGTCGAGTTCCGCCCACGTGGCGATTGCATTGTCGGCTTGAACGTCCGCATACTCTTGAGCTTCGGAATCGTATTCCTGGTAGTTGACGGGGATTTCTTTCCACCCGTTCTTTTTGGCGGCTTCAACGCGTCCATGTCCGGAGGTCACGAACCCTGAAAGACGGGAGACCTTCACGGGGTATCGCCAACCCTGGTAGTCTAGGATTTGGGCGAGCCGATCGATTTGGTCTTTGGGATGTTTGTTTCTATTTTTGGGATGGGATTTTAGATCACCGATTGGAATCAATGCGTCGTACAGGCACTTAATTTTCATGGACATGTACGGACAAAACTACCTGAAAAAAAAGAAGTCGGGTAGTCATCACCCGATTTAATTGTGGCGGTTCGTTATTAGAGAACGAGCAAACTAATACGCCTTCCATTCGCCATATTGATATATAAAGGCTGAAAGAGTGTGCTTTTGCATGACTCGCATTCCCAATAGATGCCGTCGAAGTCGTCGCCCTCTTTTTGGATCTTTGCGCCACTGGGAGCGGAGTAGAAATCAACGCCACACGAGCACTTCAAGGGAGCGGGCAATGGGATGCTTCGTTCGGTGAGGGTTTGCTTTGTCATTTTACTCACCGAGCACCTCTCTGATTTTTCTGTCAATAGCCCACAAACACTTTCCGGGTTGGTCTGGTCTACAATCATGCTGTAATTGGTTAATTTCCTCCGCCAACCACTTAGCTCCGGCTAGAAAAGTTATCTTTGGATTGTCTGCAATAAGTTGATCTATCATCGTTAGATCTGATCCTAGATAGCCCCTTGTTTTCCATTCTTCCCAGTACTCATCTAGTTTACTCACGCAACACCTCGGGCTCGTCCTTTATACATCTCATTCCACAAACCATCACGGTGTCAGATTTTACTTCACCTTTTTTTTGGTTCTCCATCACAAGTACAGCGTTCTGTAGCCATTCAATTAGTTTTTTAGTTCTAGTGATCGTGAGAATGGCCCCCGTTTCAAGCACCACACGAAGCGGGCCACGGCGTTTTTCGTGGTGAGCTAGGTATGCGAATTCAGAAATTGCCAGACACTTAAAAGGTTTTAAATTATTGTGGCGGTCTAATTTACTCATCGTTTGGGCCTTTTCCCGTTTCTTTATAAAAGGCATTATATAATTCTATTTGTCTCTCTTCGAACATGAATTTAATTTTCTTTAAACTATCTCTTAGTTTCCCTGGCTTGGAGCGCCTTATTTCCTCACCTAAAATAACAGTGGCCACCATTGCCTCCTGAAATCTTCCTCTAAAAAATCCGATGCGTTCTGGTTTCCTCATGCATCCCTTTTGCGCTTCTCTATTCTACCGGGAATTACTCCGTCAAGAAAATGATTGGTGACCGCGATCAAATACTTGGACCAACTTAAGTTTCGTTCTTCGAGAATCTTTGAGATTTCCTTAAAAAGGGATTTCGGGATTCGACCTTGGATGAAAACGGAGTCTTCTTTTTCTTTAGTGATGAGGTCTAACATTTTCTTTGGATGTCGGAGGCGTGGTGTGGATTTGTTTTTTCGTTTTGTGGTCATAAGTTTTTATAATCCTTCCTGCCGCACGGGCAGTAAAATTCTGATTCATATTTGAGGAAGACGTTTCTAGATATCCCCCCCGTCTCGACCCAAATGCGGACGCAATCGAGGTAGTGGTCCATGGACGTGTGATTTAGGATGCCGCGCCCGATATCGTCCTGAACGTTCCAGGAAACGGTGTGACCTAGGTGTTTCGAGGTTAGGTCGTACAGGTGACGGATACGGCGCTCCTTCAAGGCTTTAGTCCCTTTCGATCCTGGTGACCATGTAGGCGTAGTTATAACCCTCGGAGTTCACCAGGTAGTCAACACCAGTGCGCTCGTCGGTGAGTACGAAGTATTGAGGGAGGTCAATGAAGCAATAGTATTGTAAATTCCGATCCGGAAAGATCGTGATCATCAGGAACTTAGGAAGCCCGAAAAGATCGGGGTGATTCTCGTGAATTGAGGCGTGAACGTCCGTGACCGCGATGGGTTTAAAGGTCCAGGTGGTTTTCTCAAATGCCCGCTTGCCAGGTCGCTTTTCGAGTTCTTCTACGATTTGCTCGACGGTCTTGGTTTGACTCATAACTCCCCCTGTCTTGCTTGGCTCACAAGGCGGGTAACTAGTGCTAGGAAAGCCTCTTGTGCCATGTCGCTTCTGTGAAGCGTGATGGAGGCGTGCCATTGTGTGGCTAGCCAAATATGGGCGGTGTCTCCGTCGTCTTCGATCTTTACGTGTCCCGCTTGTGGCTTAAGGTGTGGTACGTCGGCTTTGGTTTTCCGCATAGGGTTTGTGCTCCTGAATACAGGATACCGCACCACAATCACATTTACAAGCACTTTTTGATTGTAAGTTCATATACGTAAAACGTAAACTTTACGTATACTTACGCACCGAGTAATTATCAAACTACCCCATTTTAAATGTTGAATTATATCATTTGGAATGGTACCCGCCGCCACACAATGGCAAAACTAAAAGACAAAGACGGCAAATCGGTGCAATTCGTTATGGTCCCACTGATCTTAATTAGGAGCGCACGATTAGACCCATACGACAAAGTTATTTACGCATTAATTGCCGGATGCAATCCGTCATTTCCAAGTTATTCGAAGCTCCGAGAATGGGCCGGAATCAGTGAAAGCCGATTGATAAAGAGCCTAAAAAACTTAGAGGCCGCGGGCATCATCAAAAGGTACCCAACCAAGACCGGTCGTTCCATTCAGTACGTGACTTATTGGGATGATGGCACTCGGCACAAAGTTGCAAACATCGAGCAACGAGAAATAAAAAGGTTCCAAAAATCTGAAAAAACCAATACCCCGCCAAAAAAGGTAACTACCCCGCTCCGCGTGGTTGTCGAAAAGTTCGATTTTGGTACCCAACATACCTCGCCAAAATGGGTATTCGAGTTCGAAAGATTCATGAAATTAGATAGTTAAATAAAATGGTGTTAAATTGCACCCATCAAAAACTGATACCCCGCCAAACGGGGACTAAATAGATTTGAATTAGATTAATTAAAAAGAAGGCGTGGGTACCCCACTAAAAAGGGGACAGAAACCCTGAAACAAAAAATGGAAAACGATACATACGTTAGACCGCATTGGCTTGAGAATGTTTTGAATCAAATTAAAAAGAACATCGAGCGTCACGAAGCAACATGTAGATACAGAGATATTGAGAGACCACCGGTGCAAACCAAATCGGGGGGGATAGACCTAGTTCTAGATTTTCAGTCGTTACCTCATGTCGAACCCAAAAACCCCATACCCCCCCCTTCACACAAGTCTAACCCCAAACACTGGAGTGAACCAAAAGAACTCGAGGATGAAATTCCGTTCTAAACTTTTTCTTGCACTTTCCGGAATCACCCCATAAGACAAATTCACAACCAAATATTTCAGTCTGCATATACACCTAAACCAAAGGAACGAACATGACGACCACGCCTAAACAAAACCATCTTGCGGTTCAAACCGCCCAACCCCCTCAAACGAACTTCGGAAACTTCATGCCTCCAACGCAAGTCTGGACGCAAATCTGTCAGCTTGCGAGCGCCGCATTCACCTCGGGCCTTCTCCCTGGTTCCATTCGAAACAAAGAAGCCGCTGCCATCGTCGCTTTGAAGGCATGGGAACTCGGCATCCCCATGATGCAGGGATACAGTTCGCTCTTTGTTCTAAACGGCAAGGTCGGCATGGAATCAAACCTCATGCGTCAACTCGCTGCCAGGAACCTCCGCGGTCTCTCGATCGAGTTCGTGACCACGAATGCAAAAATTTGCACGCTTCTATTTTCCGCCCCAAACAAAAAACCCCTTCAAGTCTCCTACACGATCGAGGAGGCCCACGTTGCCGGGCTTTTGAAAAAAGACAATTGGGTGAAGTTCCCGGCCGACATGCTGTACAACCGCGCTCTCGGGCGTGGCTTGCGTAGGTTTTGTCCTGAAACATTGGGCACGGTATACACCGAGGAAGAACTGAAAGATCACACCGCGATTGACGTTGAGTCTCGCCCCTTGGAATCCAAAGCCGAGGTGGAACCTAGTTCATCCCCTGAACAGGAGAACGCGATTGAGGTCGAACCAAGCACACCACCTCGCGCCGAAGGAGTAACGGCGAATCCAACTTTGGGAAATGAAGATCTAGAATACTTGCGCGAATTAGTCAAAACGAACGGTTGGACAAATCAGGAAGTGAACGCCACAATGCGGCAATCTTTCGGTGCAGGGAAACTTTCCGAACTCACACGCACTCAGTTCGAAGAGCTTTGTCTCACGATCCAATCCAAACGAACGGAAACGCCCTTTTCCTGGCCTGAAACTCCTCCGACCATAGTTCGCCCTCACGCCACCCCGAAAATCGAACCACGGGCGCTCAGCGAAGAGGAAGAACTTTGGGACCCATCCGACGATTCGAAAATCTAACGCACCAAATGGAGAATAAAAATGATCAACCAAGTCACCCTTCTCGGAAAAGTCCAAGGGACGCCCGTCGTGAAAACAACCCAGAACGGGACCGCCGTTTTGAATTTCGTCTTAGTCACCACCGAAAAACGGGGGGAGACCTTCGAGAGTCACTATCACCGCGTTTCCATGTTTGGGTACAGGGTTCCGCAAACCGCCCCGATGCTAACGGAAGGCGCCGAAGCCCTTGTGATCGGAAAAATTTGGGCACGCCAACTTTCGAACACCACCTATCCCGTAGAAATAGTGGCTAGCATCATTCGCGTTTCCATGCCGCCCGTGAAAGAACAGATGCCAGAATGGCAAGGAAACTAGGAATGGGAAAAACAAAGAGCGCCAAAGGGAACCCGATGACTACCCTTGCCGGGTACTGCGAACTCTCAAAAGATCGAAACGTATTTACGCTTCACATTGAGAACATCCCAAATCAAAAAGACGGAGCGACCGAGATTGCCAGTTTCTTTTACGGATTCATCGGCGCTTGCGGTGTGCTCGAACAGTGGGCCCGTACCGCGTTCAACACTCCCGACAACCTGGAAACCATGCGGAAGGAAATCCTAAAAACCCTACAGGTCCTTGAGGAAAATGTTTACCACGAACCACCCACAAAAGATTTCAAAGGATTCCACTCATGAGCGAGACCGGGAAACTCCTAAGACAACCGGAATGGAATACACCTATTCTTGGTTTGTTATATAAATATTGTAGAGGATTCGGTGTCGACGTTGGTGCAGGCGGCGGCGTATTGCCTGGCGCAATGGCTCTCGAGGTTGGGTACATGTGGGGAAATACGCGGTACGACGGCGTTGAACTCCCGTTTGAAGACGGTGCGCTTGATTTCGTTTACTCGTCTCACATGCTTGAACACACGACCCTTCCGGGGAAACACCTAACCGCCTGGTTCCGGAAACTCCGCATCGGTGGTCATTTGGTTTTAATTGTCCCGCACGCGTATCTATACGAGCGAAGCACGGAACCGCCAAGCAAGTGGAATGCTCAACACCAGGTATTCTTCACTCCGGCAAACCTCCTGTACCTCGTGGAACTTGCGCTACCCGCGAACCACTACCGTATTCGACATTTCAGGGACAACGATTTTTGTTACAACTACACACTCACTCCCGATGAACACCCCGAAGGCAACTACCACATTGAACTCATCCTGGAGAAAATACAGCCACCTGTGTGGCAAATCGAAGGGGAATGAATGGCCGACAACTTTAAACATCTTCATCAGATTTTGAATAAAGTAATCAAAGGCGAAGTTGTTTTTTCAACCGAGGGAACCGTAGATGCAGGGGTTTTGACTACTGCTACCGTCAGCGTGAGCCCAGTCATCACGACCGTTTCGACTCTCATCATTGCGGCAAACGCTGCTCGCCTTGGTTTAATACTCTTCAACCAATCGGCAAATAGTATTTACTTGTCCACAAAAACCCCAGCGGTCGCGTCAACCACAACGTTTTATATTCTACCTACCTTTACTCAGGTTTCCATTGGCTTCCTAACGCCAGGACAGATTTACACCGGCGCAATTTATGGCATTAGAAACTCAGGAACCGGCACTGTTATTTGCACGGAATTTACCGCATGAAAGGAAACAACGAATGTTTTATGAGACCTTTTCCCGTTTTACATTCTATATCTCGGATGCCGAGGGTATTGAGGACATGCGTTCGATCCGCCTTAAGGTTCGTGAACTCGCGGAACTCATTGATGACCTTTGTCCGCACTCGTGTCGTAAAACCGACAATGCGCTAATTCATCTTCAATCGGTCATGATGATTGCAAATGCCGCGATCGTTCAGAATTATCTTGTAGACCGAAACGAACATACCGAAAACGATGAATGGGTTATTGACATGCAA